AGATTAGCTGCAGTCTCGTGGGCTCGGAGATGTGTATAAGAGACAGTTCCTACACTGTGCCTGCGTCCGCTTCGCATTCCTCTGTCGTGAATGCTGTGCCGCCATCGCAAGTCATCGGATCAATGCTGATCGCTGTGCCGCCGTCAATCGTGCTTCCGACTGCTCCTTTGATGTCCAGCATCTTTTCATACATTTTTTGCAATTCTTCCTGTGACTTGTATGTTTCTTCAGCGCGTGCCGCTGCCGTGTTTGCTTTTCCTGCTGCTGTATTTGCTGAAGAAGCAGCATTGTTCGCCGCTCCTGTCGCTTCCTGCATGATCTGAAGCTGCTGTTGTCTTGCTGTTTCAGCAATTTCCCTGTCCTGTTCGCTTTTCTTTCTTCGTGCTTCAGCGTTGATCCTGTCAACCTCTGCCGATGCTCTGGCAGCTTCAGCAACCTTCATTGCGGCTTCAACATTCAAGATGTCATTTTTTGTTGAAACGATGTTGTCGATGTACTGTTGCACTTTCTTTTCCAGTGCTGTGATCTCGTTGCAGCTTTCAATCGCAGCATCATTCCTGTTCGTTTCTTCAATCTCAATCGTGAACGCCTGTGAAGATAACACATACACGTTTTGTGCGTCCCTGATCTCAATGTCGCAGTGTGCTGTTCCTGCTGCCGCAAGTGCCTGATTTGTCAGTTCAACCATGACTTTGTTGTTGGTCACTGTGCATTCGTTATAACAAAAGTGTTTGTCTGGCTTTTTGATGTTCGCAATAACGATGTACCCTGTCGGGATCGTGAACACCTTGCCATTGTTTGTCAGCGCGATCCTGATGAATCGTGTGCGCTTGTCACCCTGCTTCGCTGACGCCATATACAAGCGTTCATCGCCTGTCAGTTCCAGTGTTATGTCAGTTATTAGCTGCATCGCCATTGTCGTCCCCTCCTTCCTGATCGGTGTCAGGTTCGGTCTTCAATGTCTTCTTTGCTGCTGCCTTCGCTTTTTCAAGTTCTTCCTTCAGCTGCTTGATTTCCTGTTGCGCATCGTTCACTTCTTTGTTGTATGCGTTCAGCAGTTCCATCTTTGATTGTGACTTCACTTCAGACAGTATGTCAGCCAGCACGCCTTCCATGACTGTCGCTGACAGATCGTGTTCTGTGCTGATTGTTGCCATTGCGTTCAGAATTTCTCCTTTCGCGCAAGCAATTCTTTGTTCGATCGGTTTCATGTGCCATCCTCCTGTTATTCCAGCGCAGCTTCCTGATATGCAAGTATCAAGTCCAGCTTTGAATCCATCTGCGCAAGCATCGTGTTTTTGATCTGCTGTTCCTTTGTTTCTGTTTCTTCTTCTGTGATCCCTCTTTCGCCTTCAGGCAGATCAAGGATCATTTCTTTTGTTTCCGTCTTTGTATCTTCTTCAATTATAATTTCTTTGCTCATTATATATTCGCGCTCCCTTGTGGTACTGCTGTAATCATTCCACCTCTGACACTGATTGATGATGTCGTCCAGCCGACTGTTCCGTTTCCGTTGTCGTGAATTTCTGTCACTATCGGTATGCTTTTACCATCTGCCACGCCGTAGCCGTTTATATTGACATCGTGAAGATCGACATTGTACATGTCGAACCAATGACCATAAAAGTCGCATCCCAAGTGTATGCCATACTGATCGTATATGCTTCCTGCGCGGCTGAAGCACAGCATCGTTGTATATGATCCTGCGCCTTGTGACTTCATCTGCGCAAATGCCATGTATTTTCCCTGATAGTCCAGATCGAACACAAGCCCTTTGTGCGCGTTGTTCCCCGACCATTCGTTTGTCCCTATTTTCCCAACATAATACCCATCACGATAGAAATGATTTCCTCGTTCGTCAAATACTGCTCTTTTTTCTGCTGCCGTCACATCGCCGTTGTAGATTGCAAGCTGACCATATTCCAGCTGAATGTATTTGCTGTTATTATTCCAAGCCACACGCACGTTGTAGGCGTTCTGTGTGATCTTTGTTCCGAACTCCGAATTGTTGACCTTCTTGTTGACTTCAGTCGTGATGCTGTCGGCTTGTAATTTGATAGCCGCGTTCATTTCCTTTGTCGTTGAATACTCTTTCAGCTTTTTATCGGTTTCATCGTTCGCATTTTCTTCAGCCGTGTCCGCTGCTGACTGCGCCAGTTCGTTTGCACTCTTGATCTTCTCTGTGACTGTCGTCTTCGTTTCATAGGTCTTTGAAACTGAAAGATCAATCGCTTCAGCCTGCACCTTGATAGCCGCGTTCATTTCCTCTGTTGTTGAATACAATGTCAGTTTTTCGTCCGTCAGGTCATTCACACTTTTAATTTTTTCAGTGACGCTGGTCTTTGTTTCATACACCTTCGACACTTCCAGATCAATTTCTTCTGCCTTCAGGTTGATTGCAGCCTGCATCTGTTCTGTCGTGCTGTATTCCGTCAGTTTTTCATCGGTCAGATCGTTCACACTCTTGATCTTCTGGTCAACAATGGTCTTCGTTTCATAGGTCTTTGACACGCCCAGTTCGATTTCTTCCTTCGATGCTGTTATGTGTGTTTCAACCTCTGTTTTCGTGTAATATCCATCTTCAAGAACTTTCTTCGCGCTGCTGTTCGCAATCTTGATCGCTTCTGATTTCGCCTGATCTGTTGCTTCCTGCTGTACTTCAGCAAAAGTCTTCGTTGCATTTGAAAGTTCGACAGTGTTGCTTTGTGGGCTTTCTGGATATTCCGTCAGCTTCACAATTCGCTGCTTCTCTTTTGTCTTCGTTGACTTGCTGATCATCCAGACAGTGTCGCCGATGTCAAAATCAAATACGCTGCTGTATTTCTTTGATTGCCTTGCAAGGTCAATCACATCTGCTTTGTATGCGACATAAGGCTTCGACATTTCTTCCAGCTTTGCGATTCCATCTTCGATCAGGCTTGTTGTGTTTGTGTATCTTTCATCGCTCCACACATATGTCTTGATCTTGCTGCTGTATTGATAATTTTCAAGATACGGCTTTCCAAGCCATTCGATTCCGATTCCATCTTTACCAAGTGGGATCAGCCGTGTATAAAAATCATATGTGTCTGAAGTCACTGTCAGCTTCTTCAAGTTCAGTCCTTCGATGAAATATCGTCCACGGTCTGTTCCGATCTGTTCGTATATATCAATCGTCTTTTCAAGGCTTCTGATCTTGCATTCAACGCGGTATGTTGACAAGCAGTCTTGAAGGACATCCCATGCGTTTGTTTCTTCATCCTTGTTGATCGTCCTTTTCTTCGTGATCTGGCACACGCCAACCTTCCAGCCTGTTCCTTCAAATGCAAATTCAAGACACGCCCTGATCGTCTGTTCCTTGCTTTCAAACCCATAAGGGAACACCGCCCCTTCAAGTTCTTCGACATTCAACTGCGCTGTGTACTCATTAAACTGCACACCTGTCTTCTTTTTCCTGATTACATATTCATCATCTTTTGTCCTGATGTAATATTCTTCCTTCAGTTGGTCAACCTTTTTGCCATCTGAAGGATATTTGAAAGACAGTTCCCTGTCGCCAGAATTAAGCGTCTTCACGATCTTGCGATCTTTGAAGCCCTTCAGGATTCCGACACGCTGCTTTTTGTCATTGAAAATCTGCATCCGTCTTCCTCCTTATATCCACATAGGCTTGTACCTGATCCGAACGACTGCATCTGCGTTTGAAAACTTCAGGGCTGTTTGCTGCTGCGCGATTGCTGGGAACTTCCACAAGTCAACACTTCCGAATGCGTCCGCGCCATTGTTCGTGATGCGTCCTTCTTCTCCGTCAATGATGATCGTCTGCCCTGCTGCCAGCTGTTCCACGATGATGTCGTCTTCAAATCCGCTGATTTTATAATTCTTCAACGCCTTCTTCGCATAGACTTCAATGATCGCTGGTGCTTTTCGTGTCCCTTGTCGATCAATCGTTGTCTGTGTGATTCCGTCATATTCCAGATTTAATTCATCATCAAAAAAATAGCCTTCAAGAACGATGTTCAGCTTGTATCTGGTTTTCACTTTCATTTTTGAATAGTCGCTGCTTGCTGTGTATGCCTTGAACTTTCCTTTGTAGCCATCCACTTCCAGCACGCTTGACTTTGTGAAGTTTTCCAGAAATGCTGACATCTTCCTGATCAGGCTGTTTCTATCTTTGCCCCTGAAGTACATGCACAGCTTCAGTTTTCCCAGTTCCATGTCTGTTTCAAATTCTGTCGGAAGGATCGCGCCTGTCACGATCTCATAATCGACAGCAAGCGAAGGCGGCAGCACTTCGGCTGTCAGCTGCTTCGCATTGTATTTTCTTGCGTCTATACCATTAACTTTCATACTGCCTTACCTTCCTTTCCTTTTATCTTCCACAAGTTGTTCATCCACCTTCGTGTATGTTTTGCTTGCAATTTCTTCACCATCGATATATGTGTGGTTTTCAACTTTCACGTTTGTTCCTGATTCAATCTTTTTCAGCTTTTCATCAAGCATTGTGTTTAATTCCTGATAGAATGGCTTCAGCGGAAGGATCGCTTCGCCGCCTGTTTCTGGTTCTCCACCAGCAAGCAGCGTGTTTCCGTTCATTCCGAAGATCATTGAATCATTCATAATCGCACCATTCTTGTACCAATCTATCGAAAAATGTGGCACTGAAGGTGGATTCAGGCTGAAGTTGCCTGTGATCTTCGGGTGCGGCAATTTCAGCTTCGGAAGTGACCAGCTGAAGTTGAACTTCGACTTGATCGCTTCGATTGCATTATGCACTGCATTCTTCGCAGCGTTGATCGGTGTCGTGATTGCATTCTTGATCGCGTTCCAGACTGATGTTGCCGTTGACTTGATGCTGTTGAATACATTGCTGACTGTTGACCTCACACTGTTGAATACATTGCTGACTGTGTTCTTGATTCCATTCACAACATTGCTGATCGTGCTGCTGATGCTGTTCCAGATTGATGTCGCTGTTGCCTTCACATTGTTGAATATGTTGCTGACTGTCGTCCTGACCGCATTGAATACATTCGTGATCGTGTTCTTGATGCTGTTCACAACATTTGACACTGTCGTGCTGATTGCCGTCCACACTGTCGTGAATACGCTGCTGACCGCGTTCCATACTGTCGTGATAATATTCTGGATTGTCTGCAATGTCGTCTGTATCTTCGTGCTGATCGTGTTCCAGACATTCGACACTGTCGTGCTGATTGCCGTCCACACTGTCGTGAATACGCTGCTGACCGCGTTCCATACTGTCGTGATAATATTTTGTACAAACGTGATTGCTGTCTGTATCTTTGTGCTGATTGCATCCCAGATTGAAATAATTGTTTCTTTGCAGTTCTCCCAAATAAATCGGAACGGAACTGTCAGGATTTCAAAAGCTGCGCTGAAAAATTCCGCAATCGCCATGATCACAACTGTGATCACATTCTTGATTGTTTCAAAGACTGTTGATACAAAGTCCCTGATTGTCGTGAATACATTGCTGACTGTGTTCCAGATTCCTGTCAGCACATCTGAAATTGTCGTGCTGACTGCTGTCCATGCTGTTGTTACCGCGTTCCTTATTCCGTCAAGTATGCTTGTAAAGAATGACACAATGCCATTCCAGATGTTTTCAAAGGTTGTCTTGATGCTATTCCATACTTCATCCCATGAAGTACCAAATAAGCCCAGAAAAGCGTCAACAACGCCCTTGATTGTGTTCAGGATATTGCTGATATATTCCTTCAGCCCATTCCATACACTTTCAAAAATTCCTTTTACTGCATCCCAAGCCCTTGACCAGTCGCCTGTGAATAACGACACGAACAAATCAAACACGCCAGTGATCACATTCAGTGTTGTTTCAATGAAGATTGCAATATTATTGAACACTCCTTCGATGATCGGTGCTAATACATTGCAGAAGCCTTCCCAGATTGCCTTGACCACTTCCCCGAAGTTTTCAAAATCGAAGCCCAGCGAATTGAGTTTGTCAGTTATGTGCTGCCCGAACTCTGTGAACACTGACTTGATCCTGTTCCAGATTTCCGTGATTCTGTTTCTGAAGTCTTCATTCGTGTTCCACAGCGTCACTATGACCGCTGTGATTGCTGCGATCGCAGCGACCGCAATTCCGACTGGCGATGTGATTGCTGCAAGTGCGCCCTTCAGGACAGCCATGCCGCCTGTTGCTCCTGATGCTGTCGTTCCCATTGTCGCCAACTTGCCGACAACTTTTCCGATTCCTGATGATAACTGTCCAGATACGCTGATAGCTTTTCCGACTATCGTCAGCAAAGGTCCGATCGCAGCCACAACGCCTGCGATCTTCAGGATCGTTTCTTGCTGCTGTGGACTTAATGCTGCGAACTTGTCCGCAAGTTCTCCAATCTTTGCCACTGCCTTTTCCATGAATGGCATAAGTGAGTTGCCGATAGTTATTCCGACATCTTCCAGCTTCGACTTCAGCTGTGTCAGTCTTCCCAGCAAGTTGTCCTGCATTGTCGCCGCCATGTCTGAAGCTGTTCCATCGCAGTTCTGAAGTGCTTCAGAATAATCGCTGAAAGACATTCCCGATGCAATCGCTTCGTCTGACAGTCCTGACATGATCGTCTGCAATGCACTGAACTGGTTTGTTCCTGCGATTGTCTTTGCAAGGTTCGCTTGCTGTTCGTCTGTCAGGTTGTTCCATACTCCGCGCACGCCTGTCAGAATACTTGATAAGCTGTTCATGTTGCCCTGCGCATCGTACACTTCAACGCCGTACTTCGACAATTCCGTTGCGCATCCTTTTGTGTCTGTCGCAAGTCTGGTCATAATAGCGTTCAGGGCTGTTCCTGCTTCTCCGCCCTTCACACCAGCGTTCGCCATTGTCATCAATACTGCTGTTGTTTCTTCTACCGAATAGCCCATTGAAGCCGCTGTCGCAGCGCAGTTCTTGTATGCTTCGCCAAGTGCTTCGGTTGTTGTGTTTGAATGGCTCATTGCGTAAGCCATTTCATCTGCGAATTTTCCAGCGTCCTTCGCCGATAGTCCGAACGCTGTCAAGTAGTCTGTGACGATGTCTGAAGCTGTTCCCAAGTCCATCGCCGATGCTGCTGCAAGATTTAGGATGCCGCCGATTCCTTCCAGCATGTCATCTGTCTTCCAGCCAGCAAGTGCCATATATTCAAACGCTTCGCCTGCTTCGGTTGCTGAATACTTTGTATCACGCCCCCACTGACGCGCCGATTCTGTCAGCCTGTCTGTGTCCTCTGCTGTTGCTCCGCTGATTGCCTGCACTTTTGACATTTGCTGTTCAAAGTTTGCTGCAACTGTTACTGATGCCGCTGCCACGCCGCCGATCGCGGTTGTGACCTTCATCATGTGCTGTCCTGCTGTCTGCACTGCCTGTCCGACTTTTCCAGCCTTTTCCGCGTATTCATCGAACTTCTGGCGTGCAAGTTCCGCATTGACATCACGAAGCTGCACTTCCATGTTCGCAAGGTCAGCTTCAGCCTGTGTGACTGCTGCGCCCTGTTTCTTCACTGCTGCTTCATACTTCGTTGTTTGCGCTTCTATTGTTGCCAGCTGCTTTTCTGCTTTGTCCAGCTCTGTTTTTAATTTCTTTGTTTCCTCTGAATTTTCGCCAGTCGCTTCCTTGCTTTCTTCATATGCTTTTGACAGTTCTGCGACTTTTGCCTTCAGTTCTTCGCTTTTTTTCTTGTTGTTGTCCAGTCTGGTTGTAAGTGTTTCATAATGTGACTTGCAGTCCTCGACTTTCGTCTTCTGGACATCCATTTTCTGTGTAAGTTCGCTGATCTTTGCCTTTAACGCGTCAGATTTCGTGCCGTACAGCTTTGCATTTGCCGCAGCAAGGCTGTATTCTGACGACAGCTGCTTCATACTTGCGACCGCCGCCTTCATTGCTGCCTGATATTCTGACATTGAAGCACCGATCTTGATTGATGCCTGCGCCATATATGCACGTTCCTTTCATCACTTCTCGTTGATGGTCTTGATCTCGAACGCCACATGATCCAAAAGGCTCATAATATCCGACTTCATAACACTTGAAAGTGAATCGTTCAGCCCTTTTATACACAATTTCACAACCCTGTCCACATTGTCGCGGCATACTTTCCAGATGTTTTCATCGTCAAGCTGATTTTCAGCTTCGTTGTATCCGTTTTCTTCATCGTATTCATCGAATGCCGACTTTTCCTTCTCGACTTCCTCTGGTCTGTTCGGGTTTAATTCAAGGAATTTTTGCGTGATGATGTCCTGCATGACAAAATGAATCATCTTTGCTGCTGCCAGCTGTTCTGCGACATCTGCCTTCAGCACTTCCCTTTCGGATATTCCGAAGACCATTTTCATAATTGCCGCATTGAACTGAAAAGCCGATGCAACATCATCGCCGCCATTCTTTTCCATTAGTTCTGTGTATGCTCTGTACTTTTCAACCGACACTGATGCGCATATGTATTCTTTTTCATTGCAGATCAGTGTCAGTTCGGGTATTATTTGCCATTTGAAAAATTTTCTTGTAACTTCTCGACCTTTGCGTTGACCTCATCGCCTAATGATGTTTCTATTGACGCAAATTCCATGATAATTGCAGCCACGCCCAGTCCTGTGTCCTTGTCCTTCAACTCGTCAACAGTGAACTGGTTGCCGTATACCATGCAGATGCAGTCCATCATCTTTCGGAACTGCGCGGCTGTATACAGTCCGTTCTTCTTTTCAGTTCCCATGATGTCGTCCCTGATCTCAAGGTATTCCATGTATGTGTCAACATCCATCTTCGGCATTTCATACTTTTTGTTATTGATAATTACTTCATGTTTCATGTGTTCGCCCTCCTATTGTTCTTTTACGCTGCTTCTGTTGGCTCTTGTACTTTTCCAAACCAGTTTTTGATCGCTGTCGCTGCGTCCGTGTGTTCTGCCAGAAGGTTGCTTTCATCAACCTGTGTTTCAAAGTTTCCGTCACATGCGCGTTCGTAGAAGCTGCCTTTCAGCGTTGCTGTCTGTGTTGTGACTTTATCTTCCTGTGTCTGATAGTTGTCGTCATATCCCTGTCCGAATGTTCCGACATAAAGCCATACAAATTCATATTTGCCATTCAGCTTCTTTGCTCTATATCCGACAGCGACTTCAGGTGCTTTGTCGTCCTTGTTTTTTACAAGCCAGCCATTCTTGTATAAATGACCGAACAGCATTGCTTTGTCCTGCGGTGCAAGTGAATTGACTTCAAACTCCACGTCTGTTCCTTCGTAGGTTTCAACAGTGTCCTCCACTCCATCATCGCTGTAAATTTTTTCAACACTGAATTTATCAGACACTTTTCCTGAAATGGCACGCGCAAGTTTGACTGGTGTGCCTGCTGCGTATGCTGTCGCATCGTTCTGTGTTACTGGTGCGACATAAATGTCACGAAACGACTTTGTTCTTGATCTGATGATCTGCTGCTTTCCTGTTTCACTCATTCTTCTTCGTCCTCCTGTTCTGCTTCTTCTGCCGCCATGAACCTTGCGGCATTCATAAATATTTTTGTATCTGTTTCGAGATTGTCATTTGCGCCCATGAATGCGAATCCTGCCTTTTTCATAAGTCGCTTGATTCTCTTTTTTAACCTGATTTGATCTGTGCTTGACCAGATGCACACTTGCACTGCTGCAATCTCGACTTCTTCGTCATCGTCCGAATGTTCGCCGCCGTAGTCCCCCAGATTCCACACAGTCACATGCAGTCCCTTGATGTCTGCGTCATACCAGCCCTGCTGCACTGTGATTCCTTCTGCTTCCAGCACTGCAAGCGCATCCAGTGTCTTCTTCACAATGTCCATGTGTCATCCTCCCAGCTTTTCATTCAATAACTTCTGATATTCCTGATCCGCTATCGTGTCCCACTGTCCGCGGCATTCTTCCATTGTGTTGTAAAGGAAGTCTTGTGGTGGCTGTTTCGTTGTCCCCCACTCTACAAATTTCATGTAAAACCAATTTTCAGCATCGCCCAGAAGCGTCCAGCCAACTTCGCCGCCTTTTGTTGTCGCTTTCGTGGGGATATTATCCGCAGCGTGTCCAGAAGGTCTGTATCCCTTCTTTCCTGACTTTGAATTGTCTGCTGACCTTGCCATAACCGCCTTCATTCGTGGTTCGGTATAATCAACAGAACGCTGGAATATCTGCTTGTTTGTCTTTCTGATTTCTGAATCGCTCGCAAGCGTTTCCAGTCTGTTTTGAAGTTCTTTCAGTCCTTCAAATTCAAAAGTCACTTTCATGCTGCTTCCTTTCCGTGTCAGATTCTGACACATCTATGTGACGCGGTTCGCCTTCAGCTGTACATATTGCTTGTCATTCTGTCTGAAGTCCCTTGCGAAAATATTGTATTTTTCGTCTTCGTACTCCACGAAGTAGTCCTTCAGGTGTGCTGCTATCTCTTTGACCTTTTTGCAATATCTGACCTTGTCAAACACGATTGTGTCTTCCAGTCTGATTTCTATTGCCTTGTACAGTTCTTTTCCGTAAAGGCTGCCGATCTCGCACCAGCATTCGTGATACAAGATCGGTTCTGCTTCCACTCGCCTTCCATCAACTTTCCCATACTGATATTTGTATATTTTGATCCTTGCGCTTGACATATCACTTCAACCTTTCTTTCAACATCATCGACTGCACCGCGAATCTGACTTTGTCGTCTGTTGGTGCTGTTCTGTCCCTGTTGTCGTAGGCTTCTTTGACATACATGCAGATCAATAACTTCTGGCGGTTCGTGAGTGCTTCAGGATTGAAGTCTTTGATCAGGTCTGTCATTTCTTCCAGCACTGCTGCATAAATCAGTTTGATCACTTCATCGTCATCGTCATAGTCGATACGACAATATGCTTTCAGTTCTTCCAGTTCCATGTCTTTTCCTCCTCTCCTGAAGCCTGCTGCCATTAACCAGCAACAGGAACTGTGATTTCTCCCTTGATGACTGCTTCTTCATCAAATGCCTGCACATCGAATCTGTCACGCACCTTGATTCCTGTCTGGTCTTTCGCCCATAAATCGCCAGCTTCGGTTGAAAGTTCGATGCTGATCTTCTCGCGGTCAAATAAAGTGATTGCTTCCTTCAAGTCGCCCATATAAAGTGGGTACTTGTACGCTGACACATTGCTTCCATCAGTCTTCACTTCGACATTCTTCAAAACTTTGTTGCTGACCTTCTTGATCGGATATACACCAAAAAGAAGCATCTTTGTTTTGTCTGTGACATCTGGCTGCAAAATGTAGTCGCCGCGTTCATCCTTTAATGTGTCAAGATAGTTGAATCCTGACTGGTTTGTCAGAACGATTGAAGACGCTGCAATCGCTGGATCAAGTGTCACATTGAAGACTGTCTTCAGATCGTCCACAGTGCTGATTGCAACTTCTTTCGTGTTTGTAATCTCTGCGAGTTTCTTCAGGATCGCAGCGTTTCTTGTGGCTCTTGACTTCTTCGCGATCCACTTATTCAGGAAGCCCAGAATGTTTTCTGCTGTGTCCTGAAGAAGTTCGCGTGTTACTTTCAGGATGCCGCCCTTCTTGCCGATCTTGTACTTGATCTGTCGCAATTTCGGTGTTTCTTCCTCTCCGAACTCTGCTGCTTCATCTACATCGTCCCATGGTGTTGAATCTGCATCTTTTTCAAGCACTCTGCTTCCTGATAATGTGCTGACAGGCTCAACATTGACATACTGTTCAAGGTCATCATCTGTCCTTCTTAATTCGTGGATGTCTGTCTGAATGTCCTGTGGGACTGTGAAGCCGCCGTCCTCGTCTGTCTTCTCCGACATTGCATCCATGATCTTCTTGTCTTTCTCGTCCATTTTTGTCTTGCGCATTCCGCAGACAATACGATTGACAAATGCACGCGCAATGTCTTTCTTTGAAGGTGTTTTGTCTTTTCCTTCAACCCTTGTTGCTTCATCCTTGTCAAGCTGGTCTTTGATGTCCTCGTCCTCGTCCTCTTCCAAGTCCATCAGGATGTTGAAACGATCCTGCATGTCCACAAGTTCTGCTTTTGCTTCCTTTGCTTCCTTTGTCTTTCCCTCATTCACAAGGGCTTTGATTGTGTTCTTTTTGTCGTTGATCTTTCTCAGCAACGCTCTTGCTTCTTTGCTCATTGCTTTTCCTCCGTTTTCTTAAATTCCATACATGTACAGATCGCCCAGAATTTCTTCTGTTTCGTCTGCCTGCTGTTGTCTTGCTTCGATGTCTTCAGCTGTTTCAGTCTTCATTCCTGTTGGCGCATGTTTGAATCTGTCTATCATGTAGCCGACACATGCTGCGACTGCTTCCGCTGATTCATCCACTTTGATGTTGAAATAGTCTGAAGCGCGACACTCTGATGCTTCGCTTTCTGACATCCATGTTTCTGCATTGATCAGTTCTTCAAACTGGTCTGCTGTCACGCCTTCCTTTGCTTTTGTCATGTAGATGTCTGTGATCATCTGCTGACAGCTGTCAAGCTGGCTTATAACCGCCGCGAAGTCGTCTGCATTGCCCCACGCCATTGTCAGCGGCTTGTGAATCATAATCTGTGCGCCTGTTGACACAATAATGTCATCGCACGCCATAAGGATCACGGATGCGATTGACGCTGCAATTCCGTCCACAATGCCTGTGATATGTCCTTTGTGGCGTTTCAAAATGTTGTATATGCCAATTCCTGCGAATACATCGCCGCCACAGCTGTTGAAGTACACTGTCAGTTCTGCATTGTTGTCAATGCCATTCAGAAAGTCTGTGATGTCCTGTGGACAGGTGTCTTCTGATGTCCACTTGTCCCACGCTGAAGATACAATGTCGCCGTATATGTACAGTTCAACGCCGCCTGCTGCCGCGTCTTTGATCTGCATGAAGCCGACATTTTCAATCGTTCTTTTCGTTCGATTTCTTCTTGTGAAGTTCATTTTCTTCGCCATCGTCTTCCCCTCCTTCCTGATCGGTGTCAGGTTCATTCGTTTCGGCTGTTTCCTGCTCCTGTTCATCCTGATCCGTATTTTCGCCGCCTTCTGTGTTTGGCTCATTTATAGGATTGTCAGGATCGCTGTTTTCTTCAGTGTCCTGTTCTTCAGCTTTGTCATATGCTGCCCCGACTTTCGTCAACGGCACATAAGTTCCATTTACAATCAATGTGTCGCCGCCTTCCATATCCATCAAATCAAGTTTTCTTCTGGCTTCGTTTACTGTTTCGATGCCGTTGTTGATTCCTTCTTTCAGGATTTCCATTTGTGTCTTGCTGTCGGTACGAAGCAATACTTTTTCATTCATTTTGAAGTAAAGTCCGTCTTCCGTTTCGTCATCCGATAATAGCTTGTAGTTCACTTCTTCTTCGTACTGCTTCAGTACGAAAAGCATTGTGTCCACATAGAATGACAGCTGCTGCATTTCCGAATTGCTGTATGATGATTTTTCATAGTCGTTGATCTGGTTCGGCTTGATTCCGAACGCTGCTGCAATCTGAAGCGCAGAATATTTCTTCAATTCGATGAACTGTGAATCTGTCAGCTTAATATCTAGCGGTGTCAGCTTCATTCCCAGTGGCACAGGAAGAATCTTGCCTGTGTTCTGGCTTCCTGCTCCGAAGCGTTCAAAAGTCTGTCGCAGCTTTGTGGCTGCATCTTCATTCAGTTCGCCTGTGTATTCCAGCACCGCTTTCGCTGTCAATCCGTTTTTGTACAAATTATTCAGGAAGCGTTGCGATTCAATCACGCCTTCAACTGTCTGCTTCAGGATGTATTGAACTGGTAGTCCGACTATTCCGTTCAGGCAGTGTGAAGTCTTGAAGTGCAAGACATCTTCCGTCCTGAATATGTACTGTTCGCCTGAATATTCATCACTGTACAAGTACCAGATTTTCCCTTTGCCTGCGAAAATGCCTTTGTCGTCAACTATGATCTGCACCCTGTCCGATGGCATGATCCACATGTCTAGTGCTTTATATTCTCCACCATATTTCTTGCGCTTGAATTTCCTGCGTACATAAACATATGCGTTCCCATAATGGTTTCTGTTCATTTCTACAGCGTTCCAGAAGGTTGTCGGTGTCATAAAAGGGTTCGGACGCTGCTTCATAAGCCTTGCAATGTCGTTGTCTATCGGCTCACTGATGCCCTTGTTTGTTTTCTGGTACAACTTCCATGGCATTTTCGCGACTGTTTCTGACATCATTTTCAAACAAGTGAAGTATGTCACGTCAGATGTTGGCTTCTTGCTTTCGCTGTCGCGCTTAATCCCAACCCATTCCAGAAATGATTCATCATTCAGTGTTGCTGTATCTGTTTCAATATTCATTCCGAATGCTTTCATAATTCCTTTGTTCAGTGTTTTCCACATGTTCAACCTTGCGCACCTCCCTTCTGTCGCAATTTCTCTGTTCCTGCAAACCAAATATCAAGGTATCTGTTGACATCTGGCTTGATTTCTCCCTTCATTGCCATCATCCATGCATCAATGATTGCATCCACGATGTCAATTCGTTCTGTTGTGTATTCCTTGTCAATCTTGATTTCTCCGAAGCTGTTTGATGTCGTCTTTGCATTTGCAATAGACCACTTTGTTGCTTCGCTTCCGTCATGTTCGACATGCCCTGCTTCCAGTTCCAGCCTGAAGTCAACTGTCGGATCGTTCAATTCTCTCGCTGACTGTTTCACTGCGATGCTGTCAAATCCCAGTGCTTCCAAGTCTGTCAGGAATGCGGAAGCATTGTGCGGATCGTAACAAATCCACTGCACATCCAACTCATACAGCTTCACGATCTTCTGTAAGTACGCAATTATGTACTTATAGTCTGTTTTCACGCCGCCCATCGTTTCAGTGACTTCGACAAGCCCCTGCCTGATCCATAGGTCATACGGCACGCGATCCGTCTTGATGTGTTCTTCAACTCTCCTTTTCGGAATGAAGCTGTGTGCGTGTACGAAGTAACATTTGTCTTCGCCGCGCATGAATGGGATCACGATTGCGATTGATGTCAAGTCGCCGCCTGATGACAGGTCAAGTCCGACATAAGCCTTCTGACCTCTGAAGTCAGCCAGCGTCTTCTTAACTGCTGCCCTTGTCCAGACATCCATGTCCTTGATATAGACATCGTTCGTCCACTGAATCCACATGTTGAGCTGCTTGACGATGAAGTCGCGCAGTGTCGATCCTCCCATTTCCTTCGCTGTTGCAGCAATCGGGATCATGTTCTGCAATGCGTCCCTGTCATATTCCAGAATCGGGTTCGCCTTGATCCAGTTTTCAGGTGTCCACATATCGTCAGATTCATTCATTTGCGCGATATAAATGAATTGTGAATCATTACTTGCTACGCCCTTCAGGACTTTCACACAGTATTCATACAGTGCAAAGCACGGCGATTTCAGATCGAATCCTGACGTTGTGATCACGCTGATCAGTGCCGACTTCATTTTCTTGATGCCGCCTTCAAGCAGCTTGTACATCTGATCGTCTTTATGGGCGTGATATTCGTCCACGATTCCCAGATATGGTCTGAAGCCGTCAATCGACTTCGTGTCGCCTGACAGTGCCTTGATCTTGCTATGTGTGATCTTGCAGTCAATTGTCGAATTGTGTTCGTGAATCTTGAAGCACTCTGACAAATCGCTGTCAGAATTTATGAACTTCACAATTTCGTTGAAGACAATCATTGCCTGATCTTTCTTTGTGGCTGTACAGTAAATTTGACCATATTTGTACTTGTCGAAGTTGCCGTAATAAGCCGCCAGAATACCATTCAGGAATGACTTGCCGTTCTGTCGCCCCAACTGTATATAGCTGGTTCTGAACCGTCTGTGATGTCCGTCTTTAGTTCTCCATCCGTTCAGACTTCCCAAAATGAAGCACTGAAACGGATATGCTGTCACTGGCTGTTCTTCTTCGCCTTCTGCAATGGTCAGTGTTTCTGCGAAGTCAATGATCCTTTCCGCTTCTTCAACATCAAAGTAATAGCGATATGGCGCAGCTTCAGCCGCTTTCATGTCGTCTATATGTCTTTGACATGCTGCTTTGACCAGATCGCCAGCAACAATCTTGTCCGCAAGGACATCCAGCGCGTATTGTGTAGTTCTATCTGTTGTCATGCGTTCGCCTTATGCGAATTTCGCGAACTTGTTTTCTTTCGGTGTTTCCTTGTCTGCTTTTGGCACTACAAGGCGACAGCGGCTTGACACTGTCAGTCCGAAGTCCGCAGCCCCCTGACGACATTGTTTGAAATATCTGTCTTGAAGTAGCGCAAGTCTTTCCACTTCTCCGTTCACGACTTCTTTTCTGATCTTCACTGGCTGTCCGTATTCGTCCAGCTGCTTTGTTGCGATCTCAATTTCCACCATGATCGGTTGTCTGTTCAGTTCTTGCGTGACTGCGATGTATTTTTCTTGTGCGATGACCAGTCTTGCAAGCGCATCAACATCAAGATTTGATATAAGGTCAATCGCACGAAGTTCCTTCACGATTTTCTTGAAGGTTCTTTTCTGTGTCGGCGATAAGTATTGCGGTGCTGTTACTTTATCCGCAGCCGCTTTCACTTCTGTTCGCTGACGTTCTTCAATTTCAGCTTTTGTCAGGTGTTTTTTTCCCTTTGCTTGTACCAGCGCGATCGGCTGTCGTTGTCCTGCCATTCTTCTGCGACCTCCCTTCTTTGCTGGTTTCCTTGCGGTGTGTCAGAATCTGACACGCACCCTTTTCGGATGCCCTGATCTGGATTTTCCGTGGGGAGTTTTCTCCACAGAAAAGGGGAAGCGCGACTAAATAAACTTAACCCGATACTTTTTCATGCTCCCCCTGTCGCCTTCCAGTGGCGTTCTATCAGGTCATACAACATCTTTTGTGTCGCTTTTTTTGTCTGTTCATCCTTGCTGTACAAGGCTTCAATGATTCCATGGCTGTGATTGCTCAATGGGATCAGATTGGTTGCATCAAGTCGTCTGTTCCAGTCGTCTTCAATAGGTGTGATATGATGCACCATGTCAGCTGTCTGTATTACATGCAGCACATAGAAGGCATATATATCAACGCCATCAAACCGCCTGATTGTTTCGGCTCTTGTCTTCCTCCACTCACTTGATACATAGAAGGCTGCTGTCTTCTTGTTTCTTCGGTGTTTGTTGTATTCCATGTGTCTTGACTGCTGCCCTGCTGCCTTCGCTGCACAGGCTTCACATTCAGCTATATTCTGTGGTATTAAAGCCCCACATCTGCACTTGTGAAATAACAAACCCTTGCACCACCTTCCTACTGCTGCATATGCTTCATATATCCGTCTGTATAGGCTCTATACGCAGCTGCTTATATATGCCCCTTATATATGCCCTATATATGTGCCCCTGTCAGGTATGCCCTATATAAAGCCTTGTTTTAATGCTTCCTGTGGATGCCCTTATATAAGCACCCACATTCCGCAAATAAGAGGGCAGAAATGCAATAAAAAAGACCGATTCAACACTTCTGTGCTGTTTCGGTCTTTCTGTACAACATTTCACGATACTATTTTACTTTAGGATGTCCCCTATAAAAACCCTCACTTTTCCCACGCTTTTCCCATGCTTTCGTTGTCGTTTCCCTCGAAAAAAGCCTTTTTCAGATCGCCTTTTTTTCAAATTCCGTTAATTCCGAATAATTTGACAGACATTTTCTTCAAAATCGCCTTGCACCAGTTTGAAGGGCTGTTTTTTCCGCAATCAAGCTGATCCGCAATTTCTTCAAAGGTCAGTCCGTCAATATAGTGCATTCTAAACGCTTCATACTTGTACAATGTGCCTTCTCTCCTGCTTTCGGCTTCCAGTTCGGTCAATGCCCTGTCAATGTTAATAATCATCATCGCTGTGACCATTTTTGATTCTTTGACCGATTTCAGCTTCGCATTTTCGCCCCTGAAGGCGTTGTATGCGTTTTCTGTGACTTCTTCTTCCTCTGTGATCGCATTATTGATGTATTTTTTCAAATCAATGTATGATTCCATCAATTTTCGCGTGTTGTACAATGTTTTCTTTCTTTCTGCCCTCTTTTCTTCGATCCTGACTTCTGCAAACGCTTTTCGCACTGCGATTCTGATTGCTTCTGTCATTTCCTGCTGTGGTTCTTCGCTTTTTTGCACATTGCACACCTTCTTCCTACTTTTCAGGCTTTCGCCTTTTATTCTTTCTGGCTTTTTCAAGTGCCTTCGCCCTGATCATCGGCATTCCTATCATTTTGCGTCTGTTATTGCTGATCAGCTCTTTTCGCAACTGCAATCCTGTCCATTTTGTCTTCCTGAATGCTTCTGTGATTGCTTTCCCTACCTGTTCAAACGCTGGCTTCAACTTTTCAAACGCTTCCGTGATACTCTTTACCATTTTTCTTCCTGTTTCCTGCGCCCACTTTGCTGTCGATTCAAGCAGCACTTCGACTTCTTCTTCAGGAAGTCCGCTGTATTCCGATACAGCTTTGATCGTTTCTTCTTTTGTCCATTCAGGATCAATCTTCAGTCCTCTTGTGACTGCTGCCAGTTTCATCACATCTGCACTGATGTTTCTTTCTGCTTTCGGCTGTTCTGTCGTTTCTTCTGGTTCAGGTTCTTCCACGACTGCTGCCCTGACAGCTTCCTGTCTGTCTTCCGCAATCAATTCCTGTGTGCGTTCTGCAATTTTCTCTGACAGATCGTCTTTTTCTTCCTCCTGTGGCTTCGCACGCTGTCCCACAAGCCTGTTTTTTATCTTTGTTGCATATTCCTTCAGCTTCATGTCTTTCACTCCTTCCTGCGCCTTTATGTAAAAGGCAAATCGTCAACGCCGTCTGGTATGTTCATAAAACCATCGCCGCTGTCTGGTGCTGGCTGTGGTCTTGACTGGTTGTCGCCTGCTGCCGCTTTACTTTCCGCAAACTCGACCGATTCCACAACAACTTCCGTTGTGTAAATCTTGCGACCTTCTTTGTTTGTATAGCTGCCAGTCTGAATGCGTCCTTCAATCACAAACTTTGTTCCCTGCTGTCCGTACTTCTCCATGAACTGTCCTGTCTTTCCGAATGCCACACAGGAAATGAAGTCAGCTGACTGTCCTTCCTGATCTCTCTGGACTCTCCTGTCAACCGCAAGTGTGAAGCGCGATATTGCCATAGGCTCTGCGCCTTCTGTATATCGTGTCTGTGCATCCCTTGTCAGCCTTCCCATCAATATGACCTTATTCATTCTTCTTTGCTCCTTTTTGTTCTTTGTTTCCTTTGACTGCTGCCTTGATTATCTCTATAACAATCAAGATGATCAGTGCTGTCAGGACTGCTATGAATCCCAACTGCGATATAATCACGATAATTCCACCCAGATTGCTGATCGCCTGTTCAATCCATATACTTCGCATGTTTTTCTATCTCCTTCGGTTCATAATGTCTTCATAAAGTTTCTTGTATGTGTTGCGCTCCGTTTCAAGTCTTATAATACAATCGTGTTCGCTTTCAATCACTGCATCGCTGCCGTGTGATGCCCCCCTCGATTGATTTTCGGGTTCTGGCTGTGTGTTTGCTCCTGCATCCAGATTCAAAGCTATCTGAAGCGCAATGTCTATCTGCTGCATTTCTCTTTCTGTCACGCTGCCGATTCTGTTGTTTAATCTTTCCACGCTGATTGTTGTCGGCTGTTCACACAATGCTTCCGACACTCTTCCAGTTGTTCTGATCGTCACATGTGTTGACATGTCTTTCTTCGGCTGTGATGTCAGGAACACAACGACCACATCGCCGCTGTGTTTGTTCAGGAAGTCAGCCGACACAATGACGGCTGGTCTGTCCTTCCTGATCTCGTTTCCTCTCTGTCCTCTGTTGTTGTTGATATAATACACATCGCCGCGTCTGACATCAAACTGCTGCTGTGTCTTTGTGAAATGTTCGTACATGTTTTTATTCCTCCGTATATTCTGCGTATTGTTCTTTTAACATCTTTGCACGCGCCTGAATGTCGTCTGCAAGTTCTTTTTCTTTGTTCTTGTATGTCTGCGCCCTTGCTGGTCTTTTGGCTCTGATCGCGTTCTTGACTGCTGTCTGAAGCTGTCTGCGTTTCTGAATTGCTATTCGCTGCACCCTGTCAGTGATTGTGATTGTGTAATGTGTGCCACAGATCGGGCATTCATAATACTGTTCGATGATGTCGTTGTGTTCTTCATCCTGTGTGATCACTCTGTTTTGAATCTCTATCATGTCAGGTGTGAATGTCGCCGCGCATTTATCGCATATTATTTCATTCATGTCGATTCCCCTTTCTGCTGTTAGCTGAATCTCTGAATCTTGATCATTTTCACTGCGAATCTTCCCAGAAGTTCTTCTTCCTTGCTTTCTTTTTCTTCTTTCGTCATTTCCTTGCGGTTTTCTGCGAAGTCCGCCATTTCATCCAGAATATCTGCTGCTTCTCTGAATGTTTTCGCCATTTCTCTCACTTCATTGCTGTCCTGCATCCGTTTTCCTCCTATGCTCCATATTGTAGTGTTCTGTTGTCTGCGTCCTGTCCTGCGCCTGCTGCTGCTTCCTGAAGCCTTTCTTCAACTTCTCCCAGTCCTAAAATGCAATAGCCGTCTTCAAGTGCTGATGATGTGATGCTTGTGTCAACGCAGATAATCGTCTTCTTGCACTGCTGCCCTGTCGCCTTGCCTTCCTTGAATGCAATCAGTGTCACTTCCTGTCCTTTTCTGAAGCTGTCGTCTTTCGTGATGATATACGGCTTGCCTTCTTCAATTTCTTCAAATGCGCTTTGTGACATTCTGATGCACTTGTCCTTGTTGCTGTCCGAAGGAAGCTGCTGCATCTTTTCTTCGTCTGCCTTCTCGCGAAGTTTCTTTGCTGTTTCCCTGTCAATCGCGTCCTGTTCTTCGCTGTATCTTTCTTCTTCAGTCTTTTCGGCTTCTGCCTTGTTGATGTACTGATCACAGCTTTGACATGTTCCTGTCTTCACATTGCAGTCTGAATATCTCTTGCAGCTATAACACAGCGATGTGACGCTTTCAGGGTGTGCATCTTCCCATTCGTCTTCGTCCTCTGTGTCCTCTGCATCGTCTTCAGGTTCTTCGATCTCTTCTTCTGTTTCTGTGTACTGGTCAATGTTCATTTGACCTTCAATCTGTTCTGCTGCCGCCTTTTCTTCCTGCTGCTGCTTGATCTCTTTCACTTCCTTGTAGGTCAAGCCGTTTTCCTGATAGCGTTCCAGCATTTCTGCTTGTGTTTCTTCATTCATTCCGCTGATCATATAGGCAGCGGAAAAAGTCAGGCGACCTTCTTTCAGTTCTTCGGCAAATTCAGGGATCAGATGCTTGTTGATACTCTCGATCTGTGCAATCTTTGTCGCTGGCATTTGAAGCATCTTTGCAATGACATCACGAAGGCGACCGCTGTCAAGTTTATACCCCTTGATCTCCCTTCCTTCCTGCTTCATTCTCTGCAAGATGTCCTTCAGCTGCTTTTCTTCTTCCAAAATGTCTGTGACTGTCTTGTTTCGATAGTCATTTGCAATAATCAAGCGCAGCATTTCTTCATCTGCTGACGCTGGTGTCTGAATCTGACACGTTACCATTTCAAAATCTGTATAGCCCTGTTCGACAAGCAACTTCAGGGCGCGCCATCTTCTTTCGCCTGCCGTTATTCTGTATTCGCCCTGATCGCAAGGATCGTGAACGACTTCAAGATTTTCGATCAGCCCGACAAGCAATATCTTCTGTGCGAGTGGTTCAATGTCTGTGACTGAATAGAAGTTCTTGTCGTTGCTGTATAGCTTTTTTATGCTAATGTCCTTCGTTCTAAATCTTGCCTTTGGTGTTTCATCGCCGACTGCTGCCTTCTGTGCATTTTTGTTAAGCTGCTCCATTACATTCCACGCCATCTTCAATCCTCCTTTTCTCTGAAGCATATTTCTATTGCATCCAGTTCGCTGTCTGTCGTGTTCTTCAGGTCAATGTGTGAATCATCGTCTTTGTATGCCTTTTTGTTTATTGATGCCCTGATCTGCTTCTTCAGCTTGTCTGTATCAATCACGATCTTCAGTGTCTTTCTGGCTTCGCTTATTGCTTTTCCGATCTGCCTGTCCGACATGTTCGGTGCGCTGTCAATCTCTTTTATACGCTTCCAGAAGTCTGTGTCGTCCAGTTCATAGAATTGTGTCATCCTGTCCCTGAACGCTTCCAGCTGGTTTTCTGCATATTCCTTCGCGTCTGCTGCCGCCTTCAGCTTTTCAAAGTCGTCAATGCTGATTGTGACCTGTCCTTTTAGTTCCATCTCATTCCGTCCTCCCTTCTTCTCATTTTGTCCAGTTTCAATGTCACTTTCGGAACTCCGATGCCAGCTTTGCGAAGGTGTTTTGAAAGTCTTGCAAGGTCTGTGACATAATTTTTTTCGTATATGCTGCCGTGTATTTCGTCAACGTAGTATTGCGCTTCGTTGCCGTAGATCGTTATGTCGTTGTGTGCAGTCAGAAGTGTCTTGATTTGATATGCAAGCGTCTTCCCTGTCCTTCTTCCTTCATGCGGATATGTGATACCTTCTGACAGGATATATTCTGACTGCCATGTTTCAAGTTTTATTCCCAGCGCATGTTCGATTCTGTCAAGTGTCTTTTCGTTGCAGCCGTACATGTTCGAATGTAACTTTGCAACCGCATTTCGTGTCATTGCGTCTGCGCCATATTCATCGCCGTCCGCTAATGTAAAGGAATACGCCTTGTTTGTTTTTGTGTTTTTGATGTACACAAGATTTCCTCCCAGCGTTCCTTCCGTCTGCCTGATTTCGACTTTCAAATTTTCTTCGTTTTCTGTGATTCCTGTGATTATCTCATACACTCCCATGTTCACACCTCTTTCATCAATTCATATGTTGCTGCACGATAGTCCTGCGCTGTCTCTTATACACATCTCCGAGCCCACGAGACTGC